CCCTGTCCCTATACTTCCAAAATTTGTAGATATTGTTGTTAATGGCATGCAAGACCGTCTTTTCAAAGTAAAAGCTTATGCTCAAGATGCATTGTCCCAATCAAAAAGGAGTAAGTACCAAGACATGATAGAGGGTCAGATGGCAGCTAAGCCAGTGCTTACAACAATAAAAGAAGAAACAGGATTTGATCCTTTTATAATGGACCCCGATGAGCTGCCTGCTTCAGATGAAGAACTTTCATTATACATGAACCTGAACTACAAGCCAGCAATAGAAATAGCTGAAGAAGAGGCTATAGACACTATGTTTGCTGAAAACCATTATGAAGATATCCGTAAGCGCATAGACTATGACCAAATGGTTGTGGGCGTGGGAATGGCTAAACACGAGTTTCTTCCAGGATCAGGTGTCCAAGTATCTTATGTAGACCCTGCTAATGTGGTATATAGTTATACTGAAGATCCATTCTTTAAAGATTGTTTCTATTGGGGTGAAATAAAAACAGTTGGTATTAGTGAGCTAATAAAAATAGACCCTACCCTAGACAGAGAGCAATTAGAAAAAATATCTCAATATAGCCAGAGCTGGTATGATTACTTTAATACAGCTCAGTATTATGAGAACGATATCTTTTATCGTGACACATGTACTCTTATGTACTTTAACTATAAGACTACTAAAAAAATAGTTTACAAGAAAAAAATAAACGAGGGTGGTGCAACTAGAATGATAGAGAAGGATGATACCTTTAATCCGCCAGAAGAAATGCTTGAAGAAGGAAACTTTGAAAAGATAGAAAAGACTATTGATGTATGGTATGATGGCGTTATGGTTATGGGCACAAATATTATTCTCAAGTGGGAGCTTGCCAAGAATATGGTTAGACCTAAGTCTTCATCACAACATGCATTACCTAACTATGTAGCTGTAGCTCCAAGAATGTACAAGGGTGTTATCGAATCTCTAGTAAGACGCATGATTCCTTTTGCGGACTTGATACAGATGACTCATTTGAAGTTACAACAAGTAATTGCTAAGGTAGTTCCAGATGGTGTTTACATTGATGCTGATGGTCTAAATGAAGTAGATCTTGGGACTGGCGCAGCATATAATCCAGAAGACGCACTACGTTTATATTTCCAAACGGGTAGTGTCGTAGGTAGAAGTTATACTCAAGATGGCGAATATAACCAAGGAAGGGTCCCTATTCAGCAGCTTACTAGTAACTCTGGAGCTTCTAAAACGCAAATGCTTTTAGCTAACTATAATCATTATCTAGATATGATAAGGTCAGTAACTGGCCTTAATGAGGCTAGAGATGGGTCTACTCCTAACCCAGATGCTTTAGTTGGCGTTCAAAAACTAGCAGCATTAAATTCAAACACAGCTACCCGACATATATTAGACGGAAGTCTTTACATATATCGTACGTTAGCTGAAGCGTTAACGTATAGGGTAGCTGACATTTTAGAGTATGCTGATTTTAAAGATGACTTTATTAATAAAATAGGCAAGTATAACGTAAGTATACTAGGAGAAATAAGTGAGTTATATATCTATGACTTTGGTGTGTTTATAGAACTTTCACCAGATGAAGAGCAAAAGGCTATGCTTGAGCAAAACATTCAAATGGCTTTATCTAAACAAGATATTAATCTTGAAGACGCTATTGATATTCGTGAAATTAAAAACCTAAAGCTTGCTAATCAGTTACTAAAGGTTAAGCGTAAGTCTAAACAAGAAGCTGACGAAAAGAGAGAAATGCAGAAACAAGCTATGATCTCACAACAACAGCTAAAGTCTCAAGAGATGTCAGCGCAAGTAGCGGTGCAAAAAATTAATTTAGAAGCTCAAGCTCAGATGAAAATAAAACAAGCTGAGATTGCTTTTGAAATAGAGAAACAAAACAATGAGGCCAATCTTAAGTCTCAACTTATGAAACAAGAATTTGCTTATAATCAGCAACTTAGAAATGTTTCAGAAAATGCTCTAGCCTTCAGAGAGGGCGCTAGAGAAGACGCTAAAAAAGATAGAATTAGTCAACAGAACACTGAACAATCTCAATTAATTAATCAAAGAAAAAACAATTTACCTCCTAAAACATTTGAATCAAATGAGGATTCTATGGATGGTTTTGATCTCGCAGAGTTCGATCCTAGGTAGGTAAAAACGTGTTTCTTTTTTTATTAATTTTGTAATAAATCAAATCTAATCAAATGGAAATCCAAGTAAAAGAAGTAACTGACGTTGTAGAGAAGTCTAAACAACAGATAGAACAAGAATTATTAGACAAGCATGAAGCTCAACAAAAATTAGAGTTTGATGATGGTGATAAAAAAGAACAGGTAGATTCAGTTAAAGTTTCGGAGCCTGAAGCAAAATCCGAGCAAGGCCAAGAAGAGGTTTCAGTTGAAGAGCCCAAAGAGGAGATTAAACAAGAACCTACGCCTGCAGAATTAAACGAAGAACAAGTTCTTTCATTTATTGAGAAAAGATACGGTAAGCAGATAAATTCTTTAGAAGAATTAACAGCTGAAAGAGAAGAGTCCGAGACCCTTCCTGAAGATGTAGCTGCTTATTTTAAGTACAAAAAAGAAACAGGAAGAAGTTTGGAAGATTACGTTAAGCTACAGCAAGACTTTTCCCAAATGAATCCTGACTCTTTGCTAAGAGAGTATTTAACTGTAACTGAGGAAGGTTTAGACCCTGAAGATATAGACTCCTTGATGGAGGACTATGAATCAGACGAGGAACTAGATGATCCTGCAGACATTAAAAAAACAAGATTAGCAAAGAAAAAAATTATTGCTAAAGCTAAAAAATTCTTCAAAGAACAGCAGGAAGTCTATAAACAGCCTCTTGAGTCAAGGGAAAGTTCAGCCTCTCAGAATGAAGAGTTCAAAGCTTACAAGCAATATGTGAATGAAGCTAAAACGCAACAAGAGGAAAGTAACCGTAAATCACAATGGTTTGCGAAAAAAAGTGACGAAGTCTTTAGCACTGAGTTTAAAGGTTTTAAATTTAAAGTTGACGAGTCCGATATAACTTTTTCTCCAGGTAACGCTTCTGAGTTAAGAAAAGCTCAAGATACGCCTATGAATTTTGTAAATAAATTCTTGGATGAATCGGGTATGCTTAAAGACGCAGAAGGATACCACCGCTCTTTAGCTATAGCTATGAATCCTGAAAAGTTTGCTCAGTTCTTTTATGAACAAGGCAAATCAAATGCGACGGAAGATGTGATACGTAAAACTAAAAATATAAATATGAGTGAGCGTACGGCACCAGAGGTTTCAACAAAAGGAGGAATGCAAGTGAAAGCAGTCTCATCGCCTTCAAGCAATGGACTGAGAATAAAAAGTATAAAACGAAGTTAAATTAAAATTTAAAATTAAATATTATGGCTGGACAAGTTAAAACAACTCCAACTTTTGCGCTAACGCCGAGTTCAGAAAGAACTCCAACAGCTCAAAACTATTTGACCAATGCAGATTTCAATTGGTTAAATCAATATTTACCAGACACTTACGAAAAAGAATTCGAGCGTTATGGTAACAGAACAATCTCTTCATTTCTACGTATGGTAGGTGCTGAGATGCCTACTAACTCTGACCTTATTAAATGGGCTGAGCAAGGTAGATTACATACTAAATACACTAATGTTGGATCTGGCGGCGCTGGAGCAGCAGATCAAGTTGTATTTCAAGTAAATGATGTGCTAGACCCGACGGCTGCAGAGCAAGTTATTCGTGTTGGACAAACAGTAGTTATTGTACAAAATGACGGATCAGGTTCAAACAAAGCTGTAGTTAGTGCAGTAAACAATGCAGGTGGTGGTAGAGGACAATTCACAGCTGACTTTTATGAAGCAGGTGGATTAGTAACTGCAGGAACTGGAGTAGGTAATGCTGATGTTACAGTATTCATCTACGGATCAGAATTTAAGAAAGGAACTGCAGGAATGCAAGGATCTCTTGAATCAAATGATTTTATCTTTGACAACAAGCCTATTATAATTAAAGATACTTACAATGTATCTGGATCTGATATGGCTCAAATTGGATGGATTGAAATTACAACTGAAGATGGTGGAACAGGATACCTATGGTACCTAAAATCTGAGCATGAAACAAGACTACGTTTTGATGACTTCTTAGAAACAGCAATGATTGAAGCTGTGCCTGCTGAGACTAACTCAGGAGCTGCTGCCATTCTTGGTAGTGCTGGTGCTGCTGCTGATCCAGGAGCTGGATCTGATGGTATTTTCTATGCTGTACAACAAAGAGGTAATATCTGGGACGGTGGAAACCCAACAGTATTAGCTGATTTTGATAATGTAATTAGTCGTCTAGACAAGCAAGGAGCAATTGAAGAGAATGTATTATTCGTTGATCGTCAGTTTGCTTTTGATATTGATGATATGTTAGCTGCACAAAACTCTTACGGAGCGGGTGGTACTTCATATGGTCTTTTTGACAATGACGAAGAGATGGCGTTAAACTTAGGTTTCTCAGGATTCCGTAGAGGTTATGACTTCTATAAGACTGACTGGAAATACTTAAATGACCCAACTATGAGAGGTGGACTTCCAACAGGAGCAGGATCAGGACGTGTAAACGGACTACTTGTGCCCGCTGGATCAACTAGTGTTTATGACCAAATCCTTGGTAAAAACGCTAAGAGACCTTTCTTACATGTTAGATATAGAGCTTCTGAAACAGAAGACAGACGTTACAAGACTTGGATTACTGGTTCTGCTGGTGGTGCTGCAACTAGTGATGTTGATAACATGCAAGTAAACTTCTTGTCAGAGAGAGCTGTTTGTACTTTAGGTGCTAACAACTTCTTTATCTTCCAAGAGTAATACACTACTTAAGGGGGTGTAAAAGCCCCCTTTTTTTTATATAAAATTTAAATCTAATCTAATGAAAACTACTACTAAATATGTAGATAAAATCTACAAACTCACGCGCGACACAGCGCCACTTTCTTTAATCTTAGCATCAAGACATACACAAAGATTTCCTCTTTTGTGGTTTGATGAAGAGACAGGAACTAACAAAGCTTTACGATATGCAAGAAATCAAAACTCCCCTTTTCAAGAGGACCAGGATAATAATGCTATTTTGGAGCCTATTGTGTTTGAAAATGGATTTTTAACAGTCCGTAAAGAAAATCAAGTATTACAAAAATTTCTAGCATACCACCCTGGCAACGGAAGGGTATATGTTGAAGTGGACAAGGCAAAAGATGCGGCTCAAATTGTTGAAGAATTAAACATTGAAGTAGATGCTCTGATTCAAGCTCGACAATTAACAGTCGATCAAGTAGAAAATGTCGGTAGGGTTTTATTTCAACAAGACATTACTCGTATGACAACGGCCGAGCTGAGAAGGGATATATTAGTATTCGCTAAAAATCAACCAAAAGATTTTATGCTGCTTCTAGAAGATCCTGCATTAAAGATGAATGCAACTATTCAAGGATTTTTTGATAAAAACATTTTACAATTACGTAATCAGAAAAAAGAAGTTTGGTTTAACACCCCTTCAAATAAAAAGAAAATGTTAAATGTCCCTTATGGTGAAGAGCCTATATACATGGTATCTTCCTTTTTTGAAAACGATGAGGGTATAGAGCATTTAAAACATTTGTCAGGTTTGGCAAAAAACATGTAAATAGTACGTTTTAATTTTAAGTATCTTTGTTTTTTGTTTAACCCATAAAAATTTTAACATGGCAAAATATATTACATTCGATACTGCAAGTGACGGAAATGTTCACCTTGCAACAGACGGCATTCTTTATGCAGAAACTACAAGTTCAACTGCTGGAACAATATTTTTGAAAGGCGGAAGTCACAAATTTACTGTTACTGGAACAGGTTTAACTTCAGGTTTCGCAGCAAATGTAAACGCAGCTTTAGTTGATGCAGCGCAAACATCTTGGACTAATGCAGCAATTCCTGTAAGTACATCAGGAGGGCTTTTAGTATTTACTAGCGTAGCTGTAGCTACTATTTAACATTACCTTTTTATTAGGTATTAGAGAGAGGTCATGAAAAATTGACCTCTTTTTTTTTACTTATCTTTGTGTAAAAGAATAACAATGATAAATTCTGTACGGAATACAGTTTTAGCAATCCTTAATAAAAATAATTACGGGTATATTTCACCGCAAGATTTTAATTTGTTTGCTAAACAAGCGCAGCTAGATATATTTGATGATTATTTTTATCAGTATAATCAATTAATAAATCAAGAGAATGCTAGGATGTCTGGAACAGGATATGCAAATATTACCAAGGGCTATGAAGAGGTGATTGATTTATTTTCAGAAACTAAAACTCTTGCACAAAACCTACTTAATCAATACTTTTTGCCATCTCAAAGCACTACGGGAGATGACTACTATTTACTAAATAAAATATTATGTTCTAGCGGTGGTGTTTATCAGGGAGAGGCAGAAAAGGTATCTAATAGTAAAATAACTCTTTTAAATGCTTCTAACTTAACTTCACCAACTATAACTTATCCAGCGTATAGTTTGCAGGGAGCTTTTATAACAATATTCCCAGCTCAATTTAATGGAGCTACGGACATACAAGCACAATATATAAGATATCCTAAAGATCCTAATTGGACCTATTTAAATGTAGCTAATGGAGAGCCTGCATTTAACCAAAGTAACGCTGACTTTCAAGACTTTGAATTGTCTCCAGATGATGAAACGTCTTTAGTATTTAAAATATTGCAGTACGCAGGTATGTCAATTAGAGATATACAAGAAGCGCAGTTTGGAGCTGAACAAGAACAAATGGAAGAACAAAAAGAAAACTAATGGCATACTTATCTGAATATCAATATTACGAAAACGCAGGTGCAGCACCTACAAATGCTAATTGGGGGTCTTTTCAATACGTACCGTTAACTGATATAGTTAATAATTTTCTTTTAATGTATGACGGGAATCACTCGTTAGTTAATAATGAAGAGAGGTATAAGATATTATTTCACACTAAGCGTGGTATACAAGAGCTTAATTATGATGCGTTTAAAGAAATAAAAGCTTTAGAGCTTAAGGTGTTCGATGATCTCAAATTTATTCTACCCTCTGATTATGTAAACTGGGTTCGTATTTCTTTATATCAAAACGGCTATTTAAGACCTCTTACTGAGAACATACAAGTAAACTCAGCTGCATCCTATTTGCAGAGTGCTACAGGTACTCTAAGCTTCAATGCAGACGGTACAGTGCAGACTACAGCGTCTACTTTAGATACACAAAGAAAAAATGGTTCGCAACAGAGCATTTACTTAAACCAAAACAATTCTAATGATGCTTCTGATATTGCCTCTGAGAATCCAGATGCATGGAAAGATTATAATATAGGAGCTAGATATGGTTTAAATACTGAGACCGCCAATTTTAATCCAACCTTTAGGATAGATAAAAAAGCTGGTGTAATAAACTTTGATTCTACAATGGCTAATCAGCAGTGTGTTGTTGAGTATATATGCGATGGCATGGAAGGAGGCAATGATTCACTAGTAAGTGTAAATAAGCTTTTTGAAGATTACTTATATGCTTACATTAAATATGAAATATTAAATAACAAATTTGGAGTACAAGAATATATAATTAATAGAGCTAGAAAAGATAAAAGTTCTTTACTAAGAAACGCTAAAATTAGAATAAGCAATATTCATCCAGGAAGATTACTTATGAATCTAAGAGGCGAGAATAAGTGGATTAAATAAAATGGCAAACATTCAAAGAAATTTTATCGCAGGGAGAATGAATAAGTCTCTCGATGAAAGACTTGTACCAAACGGGGAATACATTGATGCTTTAAATGTTAGGCTAGGTTCTACCGAAGGTGGGGAAGTTGGCTCTGTTGAAAACTCCAAGGGTAATACTAAGATGACTAGTTTGCAGTATGAGCAAACTGCTAGTACTACGGGGGCTGTTTTATTAAGTTCACAAGCTAGATGTATAGGGGCTTATGAAGATGGACAGAGTAACCGAATATACTGGTTTGTCCATGACCCCGCTTATACTTTAGGAGAGACAGGAAAGATAGATATGGTAGTATCTTTTAATCCTACTACTCAAAGCCTTACTTATCATATAATAAGTATTGATGACGGATTTGGTGCTAACACTACTTTGAATTTTAATCCTCAACATTTAATAACGGGTATAGATTTAGTAGATGACTTATTGTTTTTTACTGACAACATTAATCCTCCTAGGTTTATAAATGTAACACAGAATTATCCCAATCCTTTTTATGACGTAGATGTTGTAACTGCGGAAGAGTTTATGGTGATTAAGAAGCCACCTATTAAGTCTCCTACTATTGTGTTAAGAAGTCAAAATAACAATCAAGATGATTTTTTAGAAACAAGGTTTATTTGTTTTGCTTATAGATATCAATATGCTAATGGAGAATTTTCAGCAACATCACAGTGGTCTGAACCAGCATTTGATCCAAATATTTATCAATATGATTTTGCAACTAATTTAAATGAAGGTATGTTAAACACCGTAACTGGTGTAGATATTCAATTTAATTCAGGTAGCTCTTTAGTAAAAGGAATCGAAATCCTTTATAAAGAAAGCACAGATGATACAATTAAGATTATTGATAAATTATCTAAAGGTTTGCAAGGGTACGCTGATAACACAGAGTATACATTTACTTTTAATAATAGTAAAATTTTTACTGTTTTACCTTCCACAGAGCTTTTAAGACTATATGATAATGTTCCACTTAAGGCTTTAGGTCAAACCTTAATGGGGAATAGATTAGTCTACGGTAATTATATAGAGGGTTATGATTTAAAAGATATTTTTAATAATCCAGTTAAATTAGAATTTCAAGCAAATTTAATTGCTGGAGAAGTTAGAAATACTTCATTAGTTTCAACTACTGAAAGTGGTGTATATACATTCGGTAGTTCTCAAAATATTTCTAATTCTGTAATAAAATTTAATTTATCATCTTTAAATGTTTTTACTGATCTTAAAGTAAATACAGCTTTAAGTTTCTCTTTTACGTTTGAGCATTCTCTTTATGATCCTACCACAGGTCAGCCAACAACTCAACAACAAAATACAAATATTCAGTATACGTATTTATTGCCTCAAAACTTCACTTCTATTTATGAATTAGTTGAGTCACTAGATTTTCAACAAGCTATAGGAACAGCAACTAATATTAAGCCTGTTTACGACGCCTCTAATCCAACATCTTGTTCGGGGTTTACTTTGACTGATACTGTAAATTGTTTAATTAATCCAACTCAAACCACTGCCTCTGGAACTGTTTATAAGTATGAAAGCGGAATAACGGCTGCAAACCAACCAATTAAAATAGTAGACAATACACCTTCGTCTAATTATATAAAATTACAATTACCTGCTATGCGTTATGTTAGTGACGTTGCTAATCCATCAGGAGGTTTTTACGAGTATTTTAAAGTTATTTCGGTTAGTGCTCAATTTAGTACTATTTCTAACCCTAAAAGCTTACATAGTAATAGAGGTTATGAAATAGGAGTAGTCTATATGGATGAGTTTTTAAGATCATCGACGGCTCTCGTAAGTCCAAACAATACTGTTCAAATACCGTGCGCTAATTCAACAACACAAAATCAAATACAAGTCACAATTCCTTGGGCTCAAAGAGCTCCTTACTGGGCTAAGTTTTATAAGTTTGTTTTAAAGCCTACAGTAGGCACTTATGAAACAATCTATAGTGAAACATTTTTTCAAGACCCTAGGTCTAATAGTGTTTTCTTTTTGCTAGAAGGTGAAAATGCTGCAAAAATTGAAGCGGGACAAAGATTAATAGTTAAACGAGACAGTGGTGGAGCTGTAACTCAATGCGTTGAGGCTGTCGTAATTGACAAAAAAGTACAAGCTCAAGATTTTCTTAAAATAAAAAATCCTGCCGACACAACAAATCCTTTTGATCCAAGTGTAGATGGCGCTTTTATAGAAGTTCCTGCTGGGCCTTATATGGAAATTGTTCCTAGCGGATTTAATTTAACCTCAAGCGAAGAGCCGGGTGGCAACAGAGTCGCTTACCCAGCCACAACATCAACATTTCCTCCTTTTAACAAAATGAGAGGCTATCCTGTAGGAAGAGCGCGAGTAAATATAATTAACCCCGATCCTAACACATCTTCTACGACTCCATATATAGACTATACCATACCTGTAAATAGTGTAATAACTATTAGAGTTTTTCAACACCGTGAAGGAGCGGAAGGAGGTTTTTTGGGAGAGTGTGAATACAGAAGAAACACATATACTTCAGGCGAGTTGGTCGCAACTACTAATTATACTGATTTTAAATCTTGGTTTGATGGAGATAACATAGGAGATTTAATTGCACAAGAAAGTATTTTTGATGTTGGAAGTAAGTCTGATTCTCCTACGGTTACAAATATTTATAATTCCACTTTATTAACTGGTGGTGCAAATGAAAAAATTCCTGAAGAAACAATAAGTAATGCATTATTACCAGGCTATATAGATGTGGGTTTTGATAAAAATTATTATCAATTTTGGAGAAGTGATAATTCTAATGGGGGAGATAATTCTTTATGGTTTTTAGCCACAGGAACATTAAGCTGTACAAGTTCTGGAATATTTGGGGGCGGCAACTCTTCAAATTCTGAAATAGAAATAACAGTTGAACGAGCAAATCAAGGCGGAGTTGTAGTATTCGAAACACTACCTTCAGATGCATCTCCTGATATATGGTATGAGAATAATTTAAATTTTAATGTTAATACTAATGGAGAACATCAAGGAACACAAGCAAATCAACGTGTTCAAACTAAAAACTCTGCAATAGTTGACACAGGATTTTTTGATTGTTTTACTTTTGGAAATGGAGTTGAAAGTTATACCATAAGAGACTCAGTAAAAGGTGAAGCCTTTGCGCTAGGTAATAGAGTTACAACAACATCAGGACAAGAATATAAAGAAGCGCACAGGTTTGCGGATTTAACTTATAGTGGTGTATACAATGATGAATCAAACGTAAATAAACTTAATGAGTTTAACCTAGGGCTTGTCAACTACAAAACCTTAGAAGATTCATTTGGATCTATTCAAAAATTACATTCTAGAAAAACAGATATACTTACTTTACAAGAAGATAAAATATCTTATGTACTAGCAGGTAAAGATTTACTTACAGATGCAGGAGGCACTGGATCCCTTACTTCAGTTCCAGAAGTGTTAGGTCAACAAATATCTAGAATAGAAGAGTTTGGTATAAGCAGAAACCCTGAAAGCTTTGCAGTGTTTGGAGCCGACAAGTTTTTTACAGATGAGCAAAGAGGCGCTGTTATACAGTTAAAAGGTGGTGCTTATAACCAAGAGTCATTGACTGTAATTTCAGAGTCTGGAATGCGAGGTTGGTTTAGAGATTTATTCCATGACAATTTTGATGCGCAGAAAATAGGGGGCTTTGACCCTTATATGAACGAGTATGTTCTGTCTGCCAACAGTATTACATTACCATTTGTAGGTAACTGTGACCTTTGCGGTAGCTCAAGGAACATAACAATACCAGTAGGTGAACAGGTTTCATATTGTGTAGATGTTACTCAAGAGGTCGGTACGGTAGAAATAGAATATGTTATTCCTAGTGGCGGCAATGACAATATTATAACTGAGGCGGATACGCCAAATCCAAATGCAGGATTAGTTAAAATGATTACAGAAACAAATTCAACTGCCGCTTCAGGAAATGAAATAATAATTGAAGATTCTACAAATAATAATACGTACACTATTACAGCCTTATATAACGGAACTTCTACTAGTGTAACTACTTCCGTTAATGGAATATTAAATGTGGCTAAAAATTCAGTATATGCTGAAGACATGACAATAGTGGTTTCTTCAAACAGCATTACAGCTGATACCATTGAGGTAACAGTTAACTGCCCAGAGCCTGATGAAATTACAATCATTCAAGTGGGTATAGGAAGTAATGCAGATGGAGGAAAGTTTATACACAATGAGTACAGGTGGCAAGATGGATTGTTTAATTCTCCTCTTCATAGTGAATTAATGGAATTTACAAATGGAACTAACAACCCTTTAGTTAGTCAGTTTTTAAGTTTAACTGGTGGTCAAGGAGCTGGTGTAATACCAGACGATGGTGCAAAGGTTATTATAGGTAGTAACAAGATTGGATTTGATAATTACAATTTTAAACGTGACACTAACAACTTTAGGTTTTTAAGAACAGCTACTGTATATGGAGAGTTTATACAATCAGACATAATAGCTTTACTTGCTGCATCAACTAATGTTACGCCTTTACAATTTAATATTCCGGAGGTTACCGCAACCTTTACAATGCCTTCTGGAAATACAGGAGACAATTTATATCTGATTTATGATTATAGAAATTCTACAGAAGTACAACTATGTTATTCTAACGTAGATTTAAATGATGTTTGTTGTGTGGGATGTAACGTAGAGCCTACTCCTACTCCTGGACCAGACGTTACACCAGCTCCGTTAGCCTGTAACTCTTATACTTTAGCATCACCGTCTACTTGTACTACTTATGATGTTGTTGCTAATGCGGACACTATAAGAATTGACTTTACAGATTGTGATGGCAACCCAGATTTTATAGCTTCATTACCCGCTGGAGACGCTGTGGATGTATGTTCGACAACAATACCAACCACCACTCCAAGTACAGGTACGGTAACGGCAGGTTCATCTTGTGGAGGATCTGACAATATATTTACTTGGGAGAGTTGTAATGGGGTTCAATTACAAGAAACAGTTGGAGGCGGAAAGTCAGTTGTAAAATGTGCTCAGAATATACCCGTAAGAACATCAGGAACTAATGGTACTGTAACAGCAGGATCTGCGTGTGAACAATATAACTACTCAGCTATTCAGTGTGGTAGTAGTGGAACAAGAGTATTCTTATCAGGAAAGACTTCATTAGGTTTATTTAGTGTTGGTAATTTTGTTTATTATGATGAAATAAATTTAAGCGGATCAAATGTAAGTATAAGAAAATGCGCTCAAATAGAAATAGTAAATTGGGGTGATGGAGCTAGCGGTGATATTGTAGGAGAAGCATCCGCATGTAATGACCCTGTAAACTGTCCAAGCGATTCTACTGATAACCCTATTTGGATGTTTAATCAAAGACAAAATAATGGCGCAGATAGTTCGTCTCAATTAGAACCTTGTAATACGATATACTGTAGCAATCCTGTGTTTACATCGATAACAACAACTAATAATTTATTTAACGGGGATGTTTTATTTTTTATCGATTCAAACTTCAATACTCCATTTAATGGAAATAACAAGTACTTTGGTTTTAGAGCACCGGCTACAGGAACTAAAAAAGCTCAAGCAGGTTTTATGGAAGGATGGGTGCAAATAGGAAATAACGGAAGAGTAATATCATTCTCTTTATGTTAAAAATTAATTAATTTTATACAATGGCTCAAGCTGATATATACTACATAGACACTTTTAATTTTGCAAAAGCTACTGCTGTCTATACTGATGCGGCTTTAACCACCCTTGCAGCTGATGGGTTTTATCAAATGGGCGGTGTCACAGCCCGTCAACAAGTTAATGGAGTTTTAGACCCGCCACAAGATTGTCCATCGTGTAGTAAGCCTTCTCCCGATCCTACGCCAGCAGCCAATAATGCGTTTAAAATTACAGATAAAGTTACGGGTACTCAAGACCATGTTGTATTAAAGAATAATTTTGCAGTAGGTCAAGAGGTTACAACTAGCATTAATTCTAACTGTTGGCTTATTGATTCTTTGGCGGTAAATGGTACGGCAAATACAATATCAGGCGTTTGTGTGCCAGATCCAGGAACACCTGCGGAATATTATCTTCTTAATTTGTGTCCAGTGTCTGCGGGTACAGGAGCTAAAAGTGCTATTTACACATCAATTCCCCCTACAAGCAATCAGTTTATTTATCTAAATACAAATTCAAACGCGTACTATTCGTATAGTAATGCCGCTCCAGTTACCACTCTTAGCTCAGGCATACCTTTAGTAGAGAATGGCTTAGCTTTAACAGCAGACGCTGCGTGCCCTGCAGTGCCGCCTCAATTTACTTACTGGTTTGCTCAGGAGTGTAACAACCCTAATAATACGCTTGTTATTCAAGCGCCTGTTGGAACAACTTTTAATGAGGGAACAACCTCAGTAAAAATTAATGGATCAACAACGTGTTACCAGATTAACTCTCAAAGATTAGGATCAGATACCACATTTGGTGGGGTGTATGATGGGACAGCTTATACTGGATGTACAAGCGGAACTAATCCTTGTATTGTAGTTCCTCCTCCTAATAACTCCTTTGTAGCTAGAGACATAACAAACTCTAGTAATGAATACGATGTGCAATTAGGTTCTGGACAAATAGGTGACGAAACACAAATAAGTGCAGCTTCGGGTTGTTATAGATTAGTTAGCCAAACTACTAGAACTACAACCAATACCATTACATCTCCTTGTCCTGGAGTTGGATGCACCTTATCTATACTTAATGGCGGTGGCTCTGGAGGTACATACAGTTATACTGATTGTGCTGGTTCTTCTTATAACAATGTATCACTTTCCCCTAACGAAGAAAGGTCTTTGTGTTACCAAAATAGTTCTTTAAGCCTTGGTGGTACAATAACAGAAGATCCACAAGGCTCATGTCCTGGAGGATCAGCACCACCAGCTAACACAGATCCTAATTCCTATTTCACTGCTGAGCTTTGCACTGGAGGAGGAGAAATAGTGGTTAAAACAACTGGAAGTGCTAGTATAGGTGATTCAATTCATACAAGCAATACAGGAACTACTTGTTATGTTATAACAGGTGATTCTACAGCTACCTCTACAAACAATACTATAACACAAACTTTTAGCGGCTGCACTGGTGATAGTTCAGCGTGTACTCCTACCGTTGATTGTTATGCATATAGTGTAGAATATAATCAAGCTACAGACGTATGTCCTTCTGGAGGAAATACAACTGTTTTTGGAAATGCAAATAATAATTTTAGTGCAGTGACTGCAATTTGGAAAACTCAAAACTCTTGTGGAACATCAGATTATGCAAATGCTGGAACCTATGCATTCACTAGCTCAGGCTCAAAAATATCTAGGTATTGGAATGGAGCTCAATTTACTGGAGTAACAACTACTTGTAGTTCAGCTCCTCAAAATATTACTGGAACTATAACATCAATTGACAATAATATCACTGGAAGCACTCTGGGTGTGGGGTATAATTTGATAGGTGACACTATTGGATCTTTTGTTACAGGACCTTCGCCTTTAGATACTACAACTTTTAACTCAAGTATTTTAGTTACAGATGGATTTAGTATAGCTAATTCAAGTGTTACATTTAATCCTACAAGTATTACTCAAGACTCTGATATAACATTAATTGTTGGAGGACAAATAACACAAGATGTCTCCACATTTACTTATCTAATTACTACGTGTGGTACTTTTGTGAGTTATAGAATTTCATATATAGCTTCATTAGCTGTTTCAACTGTAGTGTTTTTTAGAACTAATACAGGACAGACTTTTTGTGGCACTATTCAGGGCACAACTACCGCTGCTTCTCAAGGAGACGTAATACAAATAATTACATCTTCAGGATGTAATAATAGCCAGTGTACAGGAGGAGGGTTTGGATTTTAATTAATTGATTATCTTAGTACATAAAATTAAATCTAATGAAATCTATATTTGTACAGATTGCGAGTTATCGTGATCCTGAGCTTATACCTACCATCAAAGATCTTATTGAGAAAGCTCATCATCCAGAGAATTTAAAAATATGCATAGCTCACCAGTATGCCGAAGAAGATGAGTGGGACCGACTTGATCAGTTTGCTGAAGACGGAAGGTTTATAGTAATACAGATACCACACACAGAGGCTCAAGGCACTTGCTGGGCACGTAATCAGATACAACAACACTATAATGGAGAGGACTATACTCTTCATTTAGATTCGCATCATAGGTTTATTGAGGGGTGGGACAGTGAATGTATTAGTACTATAGCTAGGCTTCAGAAGCAGGGCTTTAAAAAACCTTTGCTTACTTCATACTGCCCGGCATACCATATTAATAAACCTATTGAACAAAATGAAACTGTATACGGTATGAAAGTGAATACGTGGAAAGATGGCGTAGCTCTTTTTCACCCATACACAATGCCAAAAAGTATTGTTCCTGTCCCCTCAAGGTTTTACTCTGGACACTTTGCTTTTACATTGGGTCAGTTTTGTAAAGAGGTTCCTCATGATCCGCTTATGTATTTCTATGGAGAAGAAATATCTATATCAGTCAGGGCTTACACGCATGGCTACGATTTGTTTGCGCCACATAAACCAATAGTATGGCATGAGTATACGCGTGAGGGCAGGGCTAAACATTGGGACGATCATAAGAAATGGTTTGAAAGAGATAATCAATCAAAAGCAAGAACAAGACAACTCTTAGGAGTAAACGGAGAGGTGTGTTCTCCTTGCAATAAGAATACCTTTAAAGAGTATGATCTTGGAGAAGAGCGAACCTTAGAGGATTATGAACTGTATGCTGGAATAAAATTTAAAGATCAGACTATAACACATAGATGTCAACAGAACTTGCCACCTCCTGGTACAGAAGGAGATTCTATATACCACCAAACTAAAGATTATTATGTTAAGATTAATAAGCATGACTTTTTATATGAGGATTGCGCTTTTGGAGTGCTTGTATTCGAAGATAGCAATGGAATAGTAGTTCACCATGACACTATAACAAAAGAAGAGATTAAGACCCTTAAATCGCTTAACAATCCTTACATGACTGTAGTCAGAAGCTTGGCTGGACAAGTCCCTTATAGGTATCTTATGTGGCCTTATAGCGCGTCACATGGTTGGGGTGATAAAGTGGTCAGTTATTTTTAGTAAATTTGTATATATAAATTAAACATTATGCCAGACTATACTCTTACCTACAGTGAAAACTCTAACGGGTGGCCTTCTTTTTATTCATACATGCCTGAGTATTTAGTAGGCTTAAATAACTACTTGTATTCTTTTTCTGGTGGAAATATATTTCAGCACAATAGTAACGAAGTCAGAAACAACTACTATGGCGTTCAGGGCTTCTCAGAAATAACTAGTGTATTTAATGATGACCCTATAACTAATAAAATATTTAAAACTGTAAACTTAGAATCAGATACAGCGTGGTCAGCAGCACTTGAGACAGACCTTCCTAACACAGGCCTTATTGATTACACTTGGTTTGTTCAAAAAGAAGGGGACTGGTTTGCTTACATCAGAAGTTCAGGGGGTGACCCCGCAGCTCTTACAGAGTATGCGTTACGATCAATGAATGGTATCTCTCAAAGCTTATCGGTAACTGGAACTGCCAATACTCCGATTATAAACTTTGCTACTACCATAAACATAGGTAACATTATAAGTATAGGGGACAGTCTATACTCTGCAAACCCTCCCTATACAGGTCCAACACTTGTGGGCACGGTAACAGCTATAGAAATTGATCTGGTTAATAATATAAACAGGATTACAGTGGACGCAACGGTGGCTGGAGGCGCAGCTCCTACTCTTCAAGACTCTTTTATTTTATATATTAAAAATCAAGAGGCTGAATCTCATGGACTGTTAGGTCACTACATGAAGTTTGTACTTCAGAATACTGCAACAATAGCAACAGAGCTGTTTGCTGTAGAGTCTCAAGTAGCTAAAAGCAATCCTTAAAAATTAGTATCTTTGTTACTCAATGGAATTTAACATAAGGCCATTAAACGATACTGACTATGAAGAAGTTCTCGTAGGTTGGTGGAAAGATTGGAAGTGGACAGCTCCAGTTCCTGCATTTTTACCTGATGACGGTAAAGGTGGTATAATGGTTTTAGATAATGACATGCCTGTTTGTGCAGGATTTATATATATGACTAATTCAAAAGTAGCTTGGGTAGACTGGATTATATCTAATAAAGATTATAAGAAAAAACCACAGCGCCAAGAGGCTTTGACGTTACTCATTAAGACATTAACAAAAATCTGTAAGGATAGCGGTAAGAAATTCAGCTATGCGCTCTTAAAAAATAAAAGTTTAATTAAAACATATGAGAACTTGGGATACACCGCAGCAGATAATTACTCACAAGAAATGATAAAACTATTATAATATGGCAGCAATTACTAGTGCAGTTATAGGCGCAGGGGGTGTAGCAATGAATTTTCTTCAAGCCTCAAAACAAAATAAACTACAACAAGAAGCCGAAGCGGATGCTGAAAAAGCAATGGCTGCGGCACGGGCACAGTTAGAACAAAACTTTTATGAAGGTTTAGATATTAATCTTAAATCATTTGAGCAAGAGCGTGACGCTTTAGCTGGCGTAGGTCAACAGCTGGTACAAGCAGGTCAAGAGGCCGGAAGAGGCGCTGCAGCTACAGCTGGAAGAGTTATGCTTGGAATGCAGCAAGGCGAACAAGATATTACTAATAGACAGATTGATAGCTTAGAGAAGTTAGAACGTACAGTAGCAGGCGAAGAGTCTAGATTATCTACAATGAAAGCTACTTTGGATTTGCAAGAAGCTGAAGGCGCTCAACAAGCGGCTGCAGATGCAGCTAAAAATCAAGCATCGGCCATAACGGCAGGCGTTCAAGGCTTAGGGGACATTACTACGGGGTTACAAAGCGCTCAAGAATTATATGGAAAAGATAAAGAAACTAGAGTAGCTAATCGAAAAGCGAGACAGGCTGACGATAAAGGGATGTTTCAAAAAGATGGATTTTTTGGAAAAATATTTCAAGGAGTTACAGGTTTAATACGCGGAGGTAATTAAAAAATAAATAATGGCAACGTACTATAAGTATAAATCTAGAGAAGGTAAAGACATAGTTGATTGGAGAGCAATCACCAAAGGCATTACTGACGATATAACTAGAATAGAAGGGGAGCGCGAACAGCAAAGGGTAGATATTGATAATGCAGTTCTTACTAATTTAGAGGACATAGCAAATAAACCTCAAGGAGCTTACTCAAAAGAAAATGATCGTATCTCTAGTTATGCAGAGCAAGCTTCAGCTATTGCTTTAGCTAATCAAAAACTATTAAAGTCTGGTGCTATATCTTTAAAAGAATATAACTCAAGAACAAATACAGGACTTTCATCTACTAAAAAACTATTTACTTTATCTAAACAGTATCAAGATAACTATGAGGCAGGGATGAAAAGACTTCAATCTATAGATGGCAAACCCCCAGTTGGCAGTGAGATTGAAGCTATGCTTATGGGATCCGTTGAAAGGTTTGGACCCCCAGGATCTACTGATTATTATATTGATCCCATAACTGGAGAAGCTTTTTTAGCAAGTACTATAGAAGATGGTGATCCTAATACTTATGAGAATACTAAAAAAATAGATGGCGTAAACAAGTCTTTAATGAGCGTTGGTACTGCGGAAGGAATTATAAACAGACAAGTAGACCGGTATCAGTCAGATGTTCAGGCCACTCGACTTGCGGAATCTTTAGGAACAAGAATAGAGGTATTGCAAGCTACTGATCCCAATATTAAAACTAAGGAAGATGCGTTTGCTAGAATGTTTGAAACAAAAGACGGGGAGACTGTATTAAGCGAATTTGGAGAAGCTGTAAATAAAAGCATTGAAGCCTCTATGGTGACAGATATGTCTAAAGCTAGTATGCTTATAGATACAATGGGCGCTGATGGATATTACATGTATACTAAAAATGATGACGGCACCTTTACTGACTTAAGGACTAATACTAGAATGGATTCTATTCCAGATGAAAATCTAGGTATAGAAATGTTTGTAGACAATAGCGGGGCTTATCAGCCTAGGCTAACTGTAGATCAAGAAAAGGCAGCTATAGATGGTGTGCGTGATATGATCAGAACTAAGCTGGATATTAAAGAGACTGCTGGGAAAGCTCCAATGAGTGAATATGAAAAGGAGCAAATAAGATTAGGGGACGCAAGAATTAAGCTAGGCTACGCACAGCTAGGCGAAAAAGAAGAAGAGTCAAGAGATATTATAGGACAAATTATTCAACAAGCTGACAAAGATTTTTCTAATATAATTACTGAGGATATAAAAGACGCAGAAGGAAATGTTAGGGTCAATCAAATAGAACAGTTAGTTCAGAAAAAACTCGAACCTCTGCTTAGCAAATACAATGCTGAAGTAGAACAAGCTAACATAGCTGATCCTACTGAAATAAATATAGTTATAGGTGATAAAAAACTTAATATAGATTTATATGATCTTGTAAATAAGAAATTCATGTCTAATGAAAATTTGAAAAAATTAATTAAAGATTTTGTTATACTGAATAGTTCTAATGAAAGCCTTATAAAAACATTTAAACTTTTACCAGCCAACACTACTCAGCAAACAGATCCCGGAGGTGGAGCTGGTAAGTTTAACCAAGGTCAAAATAACTAATAATGAACGAGGAAGCATTACAGTACGCGTATGATTTATTTAAGGCTGATGGTTATAGCGACAGCATAGATGATTTTAAAAATCTTTTAAGCACGAACACTGAGGCTTTAGATTACAGTTATAAGTTGTTTAGAGACGATGGTTATAATGACTCACCTAATGACTTTAAAAGTTTATTAGGAATACAGGACCCGTTAAAAAAAAAAGAAATTTCTGGGGAATCAGAATTGGTGGATGGTTCTTTGGTCTCGCAAGACTTGTTCGACACAACCGAAGAGTTTGATGCGCGTCTAAATCTTATAGACGGATCTTTTACAGACAAATCAGAAGAGTTTGTAGTTCCTGAATTACAAGAAAATTTTAAGCAGTATGGATTTGATTTTGAGGAGAACGCTCCTGGAATGGATTCGGTTAAAATTCTAGCCCCTAAAGACGAGCAAGGCAATAGAGAAGAGCTTGAGTTACCATTAAAACAACGAAAGGTAACTACAGGTGGTTTTGGAACTAATGTTTATTCTCCTGAAGTTCAACAAGAACTCAATAAACAAAACGCTAAAAAGCTTCAAGACTTTTTAAAAAAGAATAAAATTAAAACTGAAGGCAACTGGATAAAAGATGCAGAAAAAGGTTGGGTCAAAGAACAAAAAAATATACTTACTGAAAAAGAAGTAGAACAGAGGGTCAAAGAAATTAATGATGTTGAAGAACAATTCAATGATTCTAAAATTAAATTTTTAGAAAATAAACTTTTATTTGACAGCTCTCCTGAATTACAAACACCTGAAAACAAAGTAAAATTACAAGAGGCTTTTATAAGTTTGGTAGCCCAAGAAAAAGACCTTAATGAACAAGGCAGGCTTTTAGATGAGCAAGCTGGGAGATACACGGAGATGCGTGCAAAACAAGGAAGCTGGGCCAAAGGTATTTGGAACGGACTGACAGACGGTTTAGGAGCTATCTCTTCTTCTATAGAAAGAAAAAAGATAGATTACGCAGCTGAAACAGAATCTAGAGCAGGTCTATCTGAAGAGAAATATAAAGAAGAAGTTGTTCGTCTAGCTAGAAAAAAAGGTTTGATAGACTTAAGGTTAGAAGAAATACTTGATGATGTTACAGCTGAACAGTTGTTGAGCGAGTTTACAGACATCGCAAGAACTAGTAAGACCACTCGTATGACTCCAGGCGTGGTTGTGGGAGCTCAAGAAATTGAAAGGGATATTACCTTTGCAGAAGAAATTAGATCTGAAATAAAAGATTTAAAAAAGAAAGGAGAGAAGTTTTTTGAGTCCTATGATAAAGCTGTAAAAGGTCGTAGGCGTAGTAACTTTTCTAAATACGCTAATCAATTTGATGAGAGTGAAGGAAGGCTAGAGGCTGCTCGTAAAGGATTTACCTTAGCGATAGGGTCTTCTGATGTAACCCCAGAGTGGAGTGACGCTAAGAAAGAAGGTTTTTGGGGAGGCGCTATACTAGGCCTTGCTGAATCTATTCCCGCAATGGTAGCAGTACCTATACCTTATCTAGGGTTTGCACAAAGAGCAGCTCAGATGTATGCTCTTGTAACTGATAATGTTACCGAAGAGATGGAGAACAACCCAGAGTTTGATAACATAAGTGAAAACGAAAAAGCTATGGTAGTCACACCCATCGGAATAGCAGTGGGTGTATTAGAATCATATGGTTTCAGAAATTTAATAAATCAAAAAGGATTAATAAATCAATTTGTTTTAAAAGCATTGCGACAAGTTCCGAAAGGATCAAGTGTTAAAACTTTCAGAGAATTTATTAGGCAAGATGTTGATAGTGCTATCGGAAGGGGTTTACTTACTATAGGTGCTGGTGGAGCTGCAGAGTTTGAAACAGGTTTTGCTCAGCAGATAGCAGAGTTAAGTGTAAAACAAATCTATAATATTACCAAGGAGAAAGAAATGTTTAACACTCCAGATACGGTAGGAGAGTACGTAGCAGAAGTTCTAAAGGCTGGGGCTCAAGAGATGATAGGAGGTTTTATCATGTCAGTACCTGGCGCGATAACAAATGCAGCAACTAGTCCAAACATGGAAGCTGTTTCCTCTGAGATGTATGATATGTTTGAGGAAATGATAGGGGATCCTCAGTACGATGCAATGTTTGAGACTAGGCTAAAACAAAAAATAAATGCAACTGAGGGTGAGTTTAAAAACTATACTGAAGAAGATGCAGCAAAGGAGCGTCAAACCTATCAAGAGCTACAAGGTATAAATGCAAATCAAATACCTGATACTTACACAAAAGAACAGAAGCAGCGTGCTTTAATGTTGATATATAACATCAATCAGCTTCAGAAAAAAATAGAAACTACAGATGATGTGCTTGCTGAACCCCTTAAGGTAGAGCAAGAAAAAATGAAGAAAGAGCTTGAACGAATGGTAAGCTCTACTTATGATGCTCAACAAAAAGATAAAGCTGAAGTAGAACAAATTATTGTGGATGATCCAAATAAATCTTTTTCTTTTGAATATGACTCGAAAGAAAATGTTCCTGATGCACTTAAAGGGGTAGAGCCTACAGGTGAGGGAAGTATCGAGATTGATGGTAAAAAGAAAATAAGATTAACTTATAGTGGACAACAATTGTTGGATGCAGGCATTGGTGTTGCTCCAGAATCTACCTCTGATACAGTTGTTTCTGATGAGGTAACTGACTTCCAGGAGCTTGTTGAAGGTCCTAGCGACACCGAAGTTAGCATAGAGCCAGGAGAGTCAACTAAAGAAACAGTACAAAGCCTAGAAGGAGAGCCAGTAGAGGTAGAGGTTGAGACTATTAGTGATAATATAACGGTTACTAAAGGAGCTCTAGAAGAATCTTTAGAAGAGGATAACGACGCTGATACTGTACTAGGCATTAAAAACCTAGCGGTAAAAGCTGTTAAAGCTCTATCTAAAGTGTTTCCAAAAGTTAATATTGTTCTTCACGAAAATAGTGAAAACTATCAGAAAATAGCTGGAGACACTAGCAATGGAACTTATGATCCCGCATCTAATACTATACATATAAATTTACCTAAAGCTTCAAACAGGACAATGGCTCATGAGGTATTCCATGCGGTATTACTTAATGCAGTTAAAACTAATGCAGCTGCTCAGGCTATTACTAAAAGAATGATGCAAGCCGTTTCAAAAGCTAAAGGATTAACCCCTGAAATAAAAAGACAAATAGAAGATTTTGTTTCTAATTACGACGAAGCGATTCAAGACGAAGAGCGATTGGCGGTAATAGTAGGATACATTGCTGACAATTTTATGCAGCTTGATGCTCCATCAAAAAGCAGAATTCGTAAATGGGTCGAAAGCATTTTAAGTAAAGCAGGGATTTCTTTTAAACAATTTACTTCTGATGACCAAGGTATTATCGACATGCTTAATGTGGTGGCTAAGAAAACAGCAGAGGGTGAGGCTATTACATCAAAAGAAATAGCTCCATTAACACAATTTAAAGGAGGAAAAAAAGTTGATAATCCTGCCGATGCTTTAAAAACCAGAAGAGAGGGTTCTTTTGAAGTTAGCTATACCCAGCAAGAGAGTATAGTTGACTATATAAAGCAGGGTCGTGTTACACAGCCAGAAAATGTTTTATTTTTAAACAACATGTTTACGACAATTACATCTCCTGATGATATGCTTGCAGGAGAAATAAAATACGATGGTATTGTTATATTTGAAGGAGAGGGTGGAGTCTTTTTTGTAACTAAATTTGGCGATGTTTGGGCGTCAGGAAAAAAAGGCACTGCAGAAACTATTGCAAATGCATTAAATAAACAATTAAAACAGAATGGTGGTAAAGCATTTCTTACCCTTACTAAAGGCACTGATTCTAAATTAGTTAGTAGTGCATCTGGTGTAAACTCTACACTTGCAATACTAAATACTATGTTAGATGAAAATTTAATTAGCCCATCTTTGTTTAGGTCCGCTGTTTCTACAACAGTTAGAAAAGCTGATGGAGAAATTAATCTTAGACAAAGCGCTAAAGATTTAAAAACAGATATAAAAAAATACTTTACTGATCCATCAACAAGTACATTTGAAAAAAGAGGATTTATAGTTAAGGATATTGTTGGTGAAATAGCTAAAAATATTCCTAAAGAAAGTCAAGCAGCAATAACTGAATTTTTAGGAGGCAGACCAGACAGGACCCTTGCCAAAAAAACCACCACCACAGCTCAAGGATTGATAGATTTAATCGCTAATGTAGCCGCTGAACAACTTACAAAAGGTTTAGATGTTGGTGATGTTTATGCTATTATTGAAATTAATGGAGAAGTAGAAGTAAAAAAAGACTCACACCCAAGTTATCCTTACCATATTGCATTAAAAGATGGAACTCAACCAATTTTACATTTACCTAAAAATCGAGAAGCCGGAAGTAAAGTATTGGTTCAGAAAGGCAAAGATGGACAATTCAATCTTGATTATGCAGTTCGTAATGTTTCTGTAGTAGAGGGGCAATACGATACTGAAGCAGCAGCTGTGGCTGTAGACGAAGGTACAAGGCGTAGGTCAGATAAAAAATCTTCAAAGAAAAAAGAAGATACTCCAGAGCCACGAAGAGAAATGTCTCCAGTTAAAAAGCTTGCGGTAAAATACAACATGGATCGGTATAGTAATTATTTTCCTGGTGATTTATACAACCCTGGAGCTCTTCGCAAAGAAGCGGCTCGTTTAGGCCTTACACTTAAGACCTCTTACTTCAGAGAGGGATATAGAAGGGGGGAGATATCTGGATACTATTTAAAGAGAGGTAATAAAGTTATAAAACCTATGACTGATCCCGAACCAAGAAGGGAAAAAAACATTACTGAATTGGGTAGATCAGTTGAGGATATTGCGGAAATTATTTTGATAGGTAGAGACAATAACGTAAAAGAATCAACCATAAGAGACTACTTAACTAGAGTAAGAAGGTTTGACAAGAAGGACGTAAACGCTATTTTAAAAAAAGACACCAATACAATTTTACAAATGCCAAAAAGTTTTGGTAACATTGAAGGCGGTCTAGTAAAGGGTCTAAATTTATTTGAAAAATTAAAACGATTTAAACTTAACTTGGAAAAAAATAACATCACTGCCGCAGGTAAAGTGGTGTTAAGAGCTCAACAAAAGCTAGAAAAATTATTGGCAGAGCAAGAAGGTGTACAACAAGAATTATTTAAGAAGAGTACAACTGTCGTAAAGAATTTAGAAAAAAGAATTAAAACAGCAAAATCAGAGTTAGCGGCAAAAAAGAAAAAATATAAAGGGCAAAAACTTTATACTTACACGCGTCAGGAGATAATGGACCAGACTATTGAGTACATGCAAACTTTACCTGAGTATCAAAATGAAGGTGACAAGCGAAGTCTTTCTCTCCAGCAAGCAAAGATGGAAGTTGACCTTAACAAGGCTTTTAAAGATAGGCCTACCGTTAATATGGCAGAGCGAATGAAAAAAGCTCAAGCCATGATCAATGAAAGAATAAGAAGAGGCACTGACTTAGCTTCCATGCAACGTGCATTGCGTAACTACATACGTATGATAATGCCTGACACCTTATATACTAAAGCTGCTGTAACTAAAATGATTAATAAAATTATAGCCGCTAACGAAACTAACATTGATACTATTCGCGATGAGGTTATTGATGAGGCTAATATATTGATTAATAGAGACCTTCAAGATAAAATTAAAAAACTCTTAAACAGGAAGTTTCAAAAGGTTGAAAGTGATAGAGTAAAAGCATATATCATAGATCGTATTACTTTAAACACGTTGAATACTATTAAAAAAAGAATAGGAGACATCGATAAGATAACAGATGTAGAAAAGCTTTTAGAGTTAGGAGGCAAGATTGAGGACGAAATAAATGCTGCCCGTGAAAAAACTTTGCAATCAGAACAAGACAAGTCTAACGACGCAGGCCTTCAAATACTTATGTCATATGTAGCGGCTCGTATAGCCGAAGATTATGAGGTAGAAAAAACATCCGCATTAAATTTAGTTTATGAGAATTTAAATGATATGATAGAGACTGGACGAAGCCAGCTCGATCAACAGGTTGCAGCAAAGTATCGTCAGTATATGAGAAACTTTGAGATAGCCTACTATGAAATGACAGGAGAAAAAATTAAAATGTTAATTCCAAATCCTAATTTTGATGAATTATTACCTGAATCTAAGACTAATCCACTTACGATTAAAAATCCTAAAGCGGAAGAGATGATTGAAAAAGTAACCGTTGTATCTCAAGCTAAAATAGATAAAGTAAAAGGGCGGATGAAGCGTACTTTTGAAGGAGTTCAAAATGGATGGCTTAGATATATCAGAGGCATGTTAGACCTTCCTTCTTTAATGGCTCTTATTAGTAAAGTTCCAGGCGAATCTTTTGGCGGTGATTTACAAGAGGTTACTTCTGAAAGAGTTAATGAAGCTAGTAATACTGAAAAAGGTTTTCAGATGGCTGACAATGTTATCATGTCTGATAAAATGACCAAGGTCTATGGCAAAGACTGGTTAGAGCTGAGTAAGGGAGATTCAGTAATGAGAGATACGGGTATTGTTATTAACACAAAGAAGAAAAAACAAGCTCAGAAAGACTATGACAACAATCCTACACCAGATAACTTATTGTTTTTAGAGCAACAGACAATCATTGCTAGTCCAAATCAATTAGGTTATTTATACAATCAATACAAAGACCCGGCTAATGAGGCTTCGTTTAAAGAAAAGTATGGCGAAGAGTACAAAAGAGTTATGGATGAGGTTGTAAATTATCTTGAAACAAACCATAAAGAAGTAATAAAGGTTGCTGACTGGCAAGTTAATGAGTTATTTCCTTTGCTATATGAAAGGTATAACGAAATGTATCGTAAAGTATACCGAACAGATATGCCGTGGAATAAATATTATGCAGGGAGAATTTACAGAGATTTTGATAGTGCTGATAAAATGGAAGCTCAAGATGCGGGTATAGATCTTATTGCAAATATGAGTGCATTTATGCAAATAGCATCTCCTGGATCAACAAAGCTCAGACAAAAAACAAAAACTCCTATCAAAAACATGGACATGATGGGTGCCTTGCTTAATTATATGTCAGAGATGAATCACTTTGCAGCTTATGGTGAAGTAATAACCGACATGAATAAATTGTTTACTAATTCTGTTATTAAAAAAATCATAACCGCCAACTATGGAGCTCCAGTAAATAGATATATTAAAGACGTAATACAAAAACTTGCTAATAGAGGTATAAGTAAGGGCGATAACTTTGAGCTATTTCAAGCGTGGCAAAGTAGATTTATAATAGGAGCATTAGCAATAAATCCAACGGTATTTTTAAAACAGCTTACATCTTTTATAACCTATGGAAACGAAATAAGCTATACTACATGGCTTAGTTATGCTAATTCTATTGTAAATGTTCCTAAGTTTTTAGAAATTAGAAAAGAAATATTAAATAACTCTGTATACTTACAAGATAGATACAGCTCTGATTTTAAAACCACTTTAGAAACGTATTCAAAATCTAAAGTTGAAAGCGTTGTGCCTCCAGGAAAAATGGCATCAATTGTAGATGCCTTAATGTTCTTAATAAAACAAGGAGACAAGGGAGCTATATTGATTGGTGGAGTTCCTAATTACTTGTATTATAAGGACCAGTATAAAAAATCCAACCCTAATGCTACTGAACAACAGGCTATTGATTATGCTATAAAGAAATTTGAAAAAGACACAAGGACTACACAACAGTCTGGAGATTTACAAAATAAAGATTACTATCAAACTCAAGGTGGATTTGCTAGGTTTTTTCAAATGTTTCAGAACTCTATTAAACAATATTTAAGAAAAGAAATAACATACGCTAGAGAGACATATCGAATTACTAGATCAAAAGGTAAAGAGGGTAAAGGTACCATTGGATCTAATCTTAGAGGCTTATTAGTCTATCATACTATTCTTCCTATGTTTTTTGAATTTGTAAGCATGGGGCTGCCAGGAATATGGGCTGACTGGGAAGAGGAAGATCTAAATGAGCTTGGTCGAGCTGCAATCATAGGTAATTTAAACGCTTTATTTATAGCTGGTGATATGATTAATGCTATAACGGACGCTCTAACAGACAAGCCTTGGGCGGGGAGTAGTAAAACTTTACCACCCTTACAAGCGTCTGCAGATTTTGCTAGACAAATTTTAAGATACAGACAAACAAAAGATCCTCAGAAAAAAGAACAAATATTGTTAGATGCTATTTTAGATTTGACTAAATACGCAGGTGTCCCAGGGCCTCAAGTAGAAAAGTTTGTAAACAATATTAAAAAATTAGTAGAAGGTGGAGAGGATCCAGGTAAAATTATTTTAAGAATATTTAATTTTGGAGCTTATCAAATAGAAGGTAAGAAGAAAAAAACTAAAAAAAGAACTCAGAGAGAAATAAACAGAGAGCTGAAAGCTATGGAACCTGCTTTATACAAAGAGCTTCAAAGCTTAGGAGATGACGATGATATTAAAGCTATGGAAAAAGAGCTTAAAGATTTAGAAAAAAGTATGTTAGAAGATTTATATTAATAACTATGCCATTCAGAAGTCAAGCGCAGCGAGCGTACATGTATAAGAACCTACCTGAGATAGCAGAGAGGTGGGAGAGGGAGACGACCTCTGGGACTTTACCCAAGCGCATACATGCTAAAAAGAAAGAACCGTCATTAATTACCCAACGAAGAAGACGCAGAAAGATTAAGGGATAACTAAGTAGATTAGGTAACCAATAATTATAGTAAAAGACACTACTGCTATGTATTCCCAGTCTGGTTTAGATTTCATCTGTTACTGATTCACTTACGCTCTTGAGTTTTTTAGATAATAAATTAACCTCGCCACGTAGCGGAGTGTATTCTTTATCCATAAGTAATTCGTAAATGTTGTTTAGTGAGGAGTGAAGATCAGCCATTACAAAATTAATATTTTGTATTCTCTTTTGCTCGACTGGAGGTACTCTCAGTTTCATGCAGTCTAAATTATAAATAATTTATTACAAATAAAAGAACAAATAATAAATATTTTTTAATTAAATGTTTGATTCTTATTATAGTAGTCTAAATACTCATCTGAAGTTATCTCGTGTAGACTCTCAAATACCATGTCATCATAGTGTGAAAGGACCACAACAAAGTAGTAAGGCTTCTCTCTTTTAAGCACGCCCGCCACCTCCATTACATCATCAGGAGAATAAATATAGTTCTGATCTACATACCTTTCAATCATCATAACAATAGGAACCGATGTGTATAGGTCTACCCTCATAAGCTCAAGCACAAAGTCACTATCGAAAGTATATAGATACCCTTCGTAGCTTGCATTAACCTCTGTATACTTCCGCGTCGAATCCATACTCTTTCAATTCTTTTATCCTATACTCCTGGAGCTTGGAGACTCTACCTTTTTTAGTTTTAACCTCAACAAATAAAACTTTGTTGTTGGGATGTAGAGCTAACAAGTCAGGTATGCCATTCTTATTGGTCTTAATGAGCTTGAGAACATAGTATCCGTCAGCTTCTAATTCTTTAATCTTTTTTGTTTGTATCTGTTGTTCGGTCATTTATAAATCTTTCCGGATACATTTCTTTAAGCCATGAGCTATCCCATAGATCATTATCTGTAAGATAGTCAGGGTCTATTTTAGGCAATCCATCTATCATAATTATAAATTTAGTAAATCTTTTCGGAAATGATTAAGGGTATAATCCTTCTTGTTAACAACTGCTTTATAGATCTGATCCTCAATACCGCCCTCAGAAAAGATCCAATACACCTCATTTTTTTTGCGTTCCTTGGTTGTCATCCGATCACGAGACTGCCAATAACTAGTAGCACTAAAGTCAATGTTGTAATAAACTAAACAGTCAGCTTGTCGCAGACTTATACCTTCTCTGCCACTCACAATTTGTAAAGCAATTGATTTATTGCTGTTAACAAATTCTTTGAGCTGGGTTGTAATATTATCTTGGAATACTTCTTGAATAGCATTCAGCTCCTCTTTAAACTTATAGAATATAGCAATCTTCTTGCCTTTGAACTCTTCTTTAATAAACTGAGCCTTAGTAAGGTCTAGTATTTTAGAGGCTCCACTCTCAAACTTAACAGTTCCAGAATAGATCTGATGTAGCTTCATCATAAGCTTTACCGGAGTATCTGCTAGTATTACCTCGTTCTTTCCTTCCACTACTAAATTCTTCTGAAGCTTAGAAGCGACATTGTATGTCAGTGGACTCATCTTTACATGGAGGATATGCTCATTAGTCTTTACTTGAAAGCCTGCCTCCTTCTGACTATAGGCTAGAAAGTAAGGTTGCATGGCATCCATTATACTAGGCTGACCTTTAGAGTAGTCGCGAATGTATAAACCATTGATAGGCCTTTGAGTTACGTTTACATGCATCTCACAAAACTTATAAAAGTTTATATATCTTCTGAAAGGGTTTCCAGGAATAGCAAACACCTGATGGTACATCTGACTGTATGACTCAGGAGTTGGAGTTCCCGATAGTAAGATCACAAGAGGGTCGTTCTTCTGGATTATTATCTTCACTTGCTTTGCTCTCTTGCTAGGCTTGGGAAATGCACCCAATGAATGAGCCTCATCCAATACTACTAGATCAAAGCTGCCTTCTATCTTATGCAAGCTCTCGTAATTAATTACCTCAAGGGTAAATTTAGGTTTCAGCATCTGGTAGTCAGCCTCGATAGAGCTGATGGCTTTCTTCTTTGTTATAAACAGAACCCTTGTGGCTCCCATCTCTTTGGCTATACCTAAACTCGTAAGTGTCTTTCCAGTTCTAACCTCCATAGCTAAGTAGACGAAACCATGCTCGCCCAATACATCTACACCCTTGTCAATTATTTCCTCTTGATAATCTCTAAATTTCATAATTAAAATTCAAGTGTTGGTTGTGCAGCTTCCTTCTTAGTTGGCTTTACTTTTATTATGATAAATTTACCTGTAGAGTCTCGATCAAAGATCGGTTCAATACCTTGAGTATATATGGCATAAGATTTTAACCATTTGTTAAACTCAGTTCTAGAAAGCTTACGTTTACCAAACTGACCATAATCAGGATTCATTGTAACAAAGTCACCGTAGAGATAATTAGTGTAAACCTTCTCGTTAGTTTTAAGTAGGGGGTTGTGCTGCTCACCTAAGAGTCCACACCACTCAGTAAATATCTCGTCCGTGTCGGCTTGAAAGAGTTTTATCTTTTGATTTTTAAGTACCGATTTAATTAAACCATTTCTTAAGTAAAGTTGCAGACAGTAAATCATGTAGTTATCAAACTGACACCACTCGTCTTGATCCCAACCACCAAAGAGGTATCGTCCAAACTCTTCAAGGGGTGTCTGTACCTCAGTATAGTACTGGGTAAGTTCAAGCTCCCACTTCCTTCTGATAAAGGAGTTTCCGGTGCCTTTGATAATATGGTTTGTTGTTATAGATATCTTCGGGCTTTTATGAAAAGGTATCTTAATCGCGTCCTTGTTCTTCTTCTCTAGGGTTAGTCCCTCTGTGACCACGCTGAAGAGCCTCTCAAACTGGAAGCCTTGCTTCACGTCATCAAATAATATTATCTGAGTGTCTGCTGACACGGTCTGATAAGGGAAAGACTTTTCAAATGCAAAGGCCTTACCGTCTATGGTCGCTACCTTTTTGATTGCGTCAATGGCCTGGAAGAATATACCTTTACCAGTTCCACCGTTAGCTTGGTCTGATATTATCTCATCATTAAGTATAACCGCAGGGCAGTAAGAAATGTTTTTATATCCGTGCAGTAAAAAGCCGGTAGTAGACTCCATAGATCTTATTCTTTGCGGGTCGTTGTCAGATACATTAGCTATAAAGGTTCTGTAGTCTCCTTTGCCTAGCTCACATGCGTTATAGTCTCTTGGTATGATGTGGTTATCCCAAACGTACCCATCAAGCTCAAGGTAGTCTATTGGAACAACCGCGTCCTTTGTAATTTTAATAGCACAGTTTTGATAGTATAGGTAGCTAGTGTCTATTGTATCCTCAATAAAGTATATCTCTATGGTATCTAAGAGAGTCAAGAACTCCTCCTTGAATATCCTAGTCTGATCCGCGAAGTAATTATAGATGGTCATGTCATCCATCTCAATAAGGTGTCCTAGGATAAAGTCTTTTATCTCTTTCTCTGAAGTGTTTGAGATTAGGTTGTTAGTCACCTTTACAAAGAGGTAGGTTTTCTGATCATCAGGACAGTACTTATAGAAACCATTGGCCTCCAAAAACTTTTTAAATATTAGGGGTAGCATTTTAATTATACCCTTGCTGTTTTTGGTCCAGAACTTAATAGAGTTGTTCTCCTCCGCGGTTTCAATTACTGAGTCAATCAGATCATCCTCCAACATCGACTCAGATAATTGTTGGCGGATATCATTTTTTGATTCTCCACGCCGTAGTCTTTGTTGTATGTCGTTTACTTTCTCCTCATCCTCAAAGTATTTTGTGTTGTACTTATCACGATGAGCGTAGGCATTTTTAATAGTCTTATTTATTTCGCTAATAGGAAAGCTAGAAGATGCGTACTTGTTTAATACTATGGTGGCCACAGTCTCAGAGACTCCATACTCATTAAAAGCCATGGCTAATGTAAAGGCATTATTGTTGCGCATCCCGTCCACCATTGGGAAATTTTTAGAGTGCCACTTAATTAAGTTAGAAGTTATCTTGTCCTCTTCGTTGATTGGAATAGTGTTGATGCCTTGGCCTCTGACAATCTCTTTATACTGAGTCTCTTCTACTTGAGTCCACTCTTCTGCTTTTGGATTGATATAGATTAGTGGGTCAAAGGACTCATAGCACACCCTACTTACGTTCTTACTTGTAGTGTCGAAGAACTCAGACTTAAAATGATTCTTTAGTGCATTGAAATACCCTACATGATTCTTGGGGTCTCTAGGAATTCTAACCAATACCTTCAGACCTTTTCCAGAGGGAGAGATAAACACGCTGAACACATACTTATTCTTGCTGAACTTTTTCTTGTCATCTAGCATCCTCTTCTGTTTAGCATACCCATCTAGATCAAGAGTAATTAATCCAGAGTGTTTTTTTAATGAAACGTCACTACGTTTATTAAATTCTCCTGAGAAACATATTGATGGTAAATCTTTTTTTAGTTCATTTCGAGCGGACTTATTCGATTCTGATCTAATCTTCTGAATCAATTCTTTTGAAGCCCCATCTTTAATTCTTTCTAGTACTGATTCCACTTTTCTATAGAAAGGTGTGTCGGTTTCTTTGATATTTTTGAAGATTGTGACGATATGTTCGTTGGTTGTGCTCATTTTAATGTTGGTTTTTGATAAAAAATCCCTTTGTTTATCTAGGTTGTGTTGAAAATGTTGATTTTATTTTTGAAAACAGAGTCATAAAAATAAATAATAATAAATATATATATAGAAAATGTCAAAAAATTTTCAACATTATTCACATAAAAAAAGAGGGAGTGGGTCTCCCTCTTCGTCTAAGTGCTAGTGTTCTATAGGTCTAAGAGAACATCCTTTGATTTATCAGAAGATGTTGATTTTTCTCCATCCTTAACATAAGGCTCACTAAATGTTAAAGTCAATTTTGTTTCACCATTTCCAGTCTGACCTTTCCATGCTGCAATTTCTATTTCTTTACCATCTAGGGTAGTACCTGCTCCTTTTAGATCAGGTTGGTTTTCAGCCTTCTTATATTTATTAATAAAGAGGGTTGCTTTTCCGTTGGGGTGTACATACTTTTCACTCATAGTTTAAAAATTAAGGTTATATATTACATTTCTTATGTCTTCTTTCTTGTCCTTGCCATGATAATTCTCATACATTTGGACGGCTCGTTCTACCTTTTGTTTTCCCTGGAGTATAGTTTCCTCACTCGTAGGGCAGACATAAATTTCATGGTAGAACTCACCAGTATTTCCGTACTCTTTTCTAGCCTTATCTATAGCTACAAAAGTCATTGATTTGCCTGTTAGGGTCTGATATATAAAAGCTTGAGTATCGTAAAAATATTTGTTCTTTCCTAGCCACACGAACTCTTCAATGGTCTTGGCTGAAGTTGTCTTTAAGTCAACCACTATACCTTGGCTAACCAAGTCACATTTGCATTTGAATTGATGTCCGAAAATTTCTCCGATATAGGGTTCCTCTCTGAGAGCCTCCTTGTTAGTTATAAGTTCAGTTAATTGTTCGTTCCTACTGACTATCTCTTTAGCCATGTTCTCTATTAACAATGCCTCAGATTCTTTCAAGACAAAGTTCAGACCTTTCTCCTCCAAGAATTCTTTATAGGCCTTACCCCTAGTCTCTGTCGCAGACCATATGGGAAAGTCTTTTGCGAGCTCAGGCTCTAGAAGTAATTGATGAAAATATCGCCCTTTCACGAAATTCTCATTGTCAGGCTCTACCTTTCCAAACTGTTTAAAGGTAGAGGGTTGGAGGTTCTGAATGTTAGAGTTGGAAAGCCATTGCCTTCCAAACTCTCCATAGTACTCCTTATCAATTCGAAGCTTATCAATGATCTGCTTTTTACTTAGTTTTTTCGCCATCGTATATATCTTTTATGTGTTTCTCAGTTGTTATATTAAAGTCGTACTTCTTTTTCATGCTTCCTATAATAGTTTCAAAATCATTTCCGGCATCTCTATGCTCTATGACCTTGTGCAAAACTTCATACCACTTGTCATCTCCTATGTCAAGGTTAACGACTGTAACATCTTTTTTCGGGACCATTTTTTTTGTTGGACCTAAATCCAATTGTTTCTTAGCATTTGTCTTGACTTGGTCACCATATGCATCAGTATCTTTGTCGCTTATAATCCCAAGTTGTGAACACAAGGCGTACCTTCTTATATAAGTAATCCCTGAGCCAAACGCTTGGTAAAGATTTTGCCCCTTCATTTCTACTAGAGGAATATCTACAGTAGCTGAATCAGGCTCTCCACTTGCAACGTGGAATATTGTGGTTGTCAAGCATGACTGCCCAGTATCTTTATTAGTTCCTAACTTCTGTGTAAATCCGAGCCCATGCTTTTGCATAAGAGGATTGATAGAGTGGATAATTTTAGTAAGGTCTACATACTTGTAGCCGTACCCATCGGTGTCTTTTAATAGCACTGGGCATTCTTGCTGAAATCCTGCGAGTGCTTTGTAATAGTTTTTCATTTCTTGTTGGTTAAATCATTTAATTTTTTGGACACCAATTCATGCTTAGTATTAAGCGTATTTCTAAGGGTCTTGTGTCCTTCTAAGACCTTCATAGATTTACTTCCGTTCATCTCATCACGAACCTTTAACTCAAGTCGCTCAAGATTATACTGATATTTTTTTAGTGATATGGTATACACGCCTACGAGCCATCCTTCCTTGAAATAGTCGTACTGCTCCTCGGTAAGTTCTCTATAGAAGTTCATTCCTGAAGTCTCTATGCGAGTTGACTGGCTATCCCTAATTATTTTTACTCCCCTATACATATAAGATTCAGAGGGAAAGGAGTTGATGCACTTACTGGAGTCGTGAGACTTAGCTTGTTGAAAGACCATATCTAAGTTTTCTTTAGTCAACAACACTAAGCTTGTTAATTACCTCTTGCAAGTCTGTGTCCTCCTCCAGTTGTTTCTCTATAGCTGAAACGCCATAGGTTATTGGAGACCTCTGAAGTTGAGAACCATTGTTTCTCATGTACTGCATAATCATGGCAATAGTTAAGCCTCTTTTGGTGCATAAGTAAAACAAGGTCTGCCTTGCTAGTACTATCTCTCCGTTCTGAGTCTTTGAGAAGAACTCTTCTCTGCTCAGACCAGTATGCTTTAAGATGTTATCAATAAATTGATTGAATATATGTTCTTTCATTTTTTGAGTGTAACGTTAAGATTCTTTTGAGTTTTGGTTCTTATTTCTTGAATAAGATTAAAGGCTTGAACATAGCCTTGACTTTGGTAGTCATCGTCAAGGAATTTATCAAACGTAGGGTTGTTGGTTAATTGCATTTGATTTAATTAAATTAGATTTAAACAAATTTAAGGAATTATTTACTCTTATCCTAATCTTTACTTGGAAGTAATATAGTTGTGTTTTTTACGTGTTCCCCTAATGGGAAGTTTTGTCCCCTAATGGGAAAGTAAATTTTTTTACCTTTGCTTTATGGCAGATACTTTCTTAAAAAATAACCTATCAATCGTTATCTCTTTTTTAGTTGCAGTCTTTACTGCTGGAGGTGTATACTCTGAGTTTATGAGCATAAAGAATGAGCTTACTATGGTACACGAAAGACTAGACAAAAAGATTATTGTTATTAATGCTTTAGAGAATCGAATCTTTGATATTGAAAAGCAAATTGAATACGAGCGTGGCTTCATAGAGGCCACAAAAAAAAGGGAACCTCATCCCTGAGAATTCCCTTCTTCAATCAAACAAACAAAACTATCTTTTACTCCAGTAAGCGTTATTCCATTTCATCTCCATTACTTGTAAATGTTTTTTAGTTTTCTCTAACTCTTTCCTCAATGCATTGTTGGAATGCCACAGGAAGTCTGGATCATTTCTATCTACTATTGGTTCTGTATTTTCTAAGTTCATCTCTGATTTGTTCATTCTTTTTATAAAGATAGATAATTTGTCTTGGTTTTGAAAGCGTAATCTTATACTTTGATTTCGCAGAAACATATTTGTTTCTCTTTACCATCTCCTCTATCTGTTCTCTAATCTTTCTTTCATTGCTCATCAGATTAGACCAAAGCGTTTTTTGTCTACTCCTTTTTCTTTTCTTCTTTACTAGCTTTAGCTTTAGGAATCTTAGTATTTTTTTCATAATGTCTGATTTAAAATTAGTTCATACAAGTAATGCTCCTCCTCCAAATGTTGGACGGATAAAGCATCATTAGTGCCGTCCTCCCTCAAGGAGACATGACGCACTCCTTCAGAGTCAAGGGTAGCCTCCACGAATATATCAATAAAGGCTCCTGCTCGTCTTCTGTACTTGGCTCTGATAATGAACGCAACATGCGTTTCATTGTAGCCTCTTCGAGTTCCAAAGTTCTTAATTATCTTCATCTGTTGTCTTGAGCGTGTTCACATATATCTTCTTCCAATTGGTCATGGAGAAAGTCATAATAAAATTCTAAAGGAATTGTTTCTGAATCAATGTATGCCTCAGTAACCTCTAGTTCAGCATCAGGAGGATTATCATAGTCTCCTCTATCCCAATAGTAAGTGTAGTCTACAGAGAGGGTGTACTCTTTTTCCACCCTCTGATATGTTCCTCTTAGCTTGTTCATAATGTTTCTAATTGTAGCCTAATATACTCTCCGTTTCCATCAGTTTCTACATCAG